TCACGTTTGGGTGGAGCATTCCTGTTTCAACGGCGTCGCTTTGGATCGTGGCGGCGGCGGTTACGTTTCCGCTCCCGTCGAAGGAGGGCGACGTCCACGCGACATCCCCGGTCATCCCAATCGTTCTGCCAGTTGCCAAGGCGGTCGCAGTGTCCGCGTTCCCGGTCAGCGGGCCTGCAAACGAGTCCGATGTCACCGTGCCGTCAAAGTAGGCGTCCTTGAACTCAAGGGTGGACGTTCCCAAGCTGATCTGGTTGGTGGTGGTTGGGACGAGGCCTGTCGGGGAAAGCGTCAGCCTGTCGGCTGCGTTGACCCTGAGGGTGATCTGGTTGTCGGTGCTGAAGTCGACGAGGTCCGTGGTGTCTCGCCCGACCTTGAGTGCGGTGTTGTAGATTGAGGTAATGACAGTCTGATCGGCGTCCAGATCGACTGTTACCGTGTCGGTTGCCGAGGCTGTGGTTGAACACCCGCCTCCACCGGCAACCTCAAGAACATTGCTGTCCGTGATGGTTTGGTCGGTTCCTGAGTCGCCAGACAGGGTGAAGCTGGTCATCCCACTCGCCCCGGCGGCCCAACTCAGAGCCCCGCTGCCATCCGTTTGCAGGAACTCGTTGGCTGCCCCGGCTGTTGTGGGAAGGGTCAGGGAGTAGTTGTCGGCTATGGTGTCTGGGGCTCTCAGCCAGACGTAGTTGGAGCCATCAAGGTCGTACAGGAACAGCGACCCGGTTTCGCCAGTGGCGGTCCCGTAATTACGGGAGGCGATCCGCTCCACATAGGCGATTCCGTCGAGGTAGAGATTCTTGAACCTCTCGTTGTTCGTGCCCACATCCACGTCGTTGTCGGTCGCCGGGGCGATGGTCCCATCTGTGACCCGGACCTGCTCGGCGTTGTTCACAAAGAACCTGATCTGGTCGTCTGTGGAGAAGTCGATTCTGTCCAGACCGTCTCCCCGGCCAATCTTGAGCGAGTTGTTGTAGATTGAGGTGATAAGGGTTTGGGCGGCGTCCACGTTTACTGTCACCGTGTCGGTGGCCCCGACCACCGTGGAGATGCCGTCCCCGCCAGCCACGTCCAGAGAGTTTCCCTGCTCAATGGTCTGGTTGGTCCCGGTGTCTCCGGTCAAGGTGAAGCTGGACATGCCTGATGACGAAGCTGTCAGCGAGACCCAAGAGCCGTTTTTTCGTCCAAAGAAGTCGCTGGAGGAGTACTTGATGGTTCCGTCGTTGTCTGCCTCGCTGTTCCCTCCGATGAGGACCGCCCCGGTAATGTCTATGGTCTCTCTCGGTTCGTGAACATCAGAGTTGAAGCTGCCACCAATGCTCAAGCGGGAGTTGATGCCGTCCAGCATGTATTTCTTTTGCAGGTTCAGCCCGTCGTGCTTGTACGAGATGTTGGCTGCATGGGTGTTCGCCCCGTCGCTTCTGTGCACCTGAAGCTCATAAACCGCGTTGTTGGTCGAGTGCGATTTTACGAACTGGACCCTGAGAGGGTTTGCGTCGACGGCAGTTGTGGATTGAAACTTTGCCGCCGGGGAGTTGGCTGCATGGTAGACAGCCAGCCCGGTTGAGCCGGAGGCCGAGGAGGATGACCCGAAGATCCGCACTACCTCGAACGCTCCGGTGTCGGAGCTTGTAGACAAGAACTGCGACCCGTATCCGGTCGTGAGAGAATCGGAGGTGACATAGAACCCGGTGCCAGAGGTGACAGTGTCGCAGATAACCCCCATTGCCTCCTGACTCGTGGTCCCGCTTGCGTTGAAGTAAAACGCCCCGCCGTCGACGTTCTCGCCTGCGGTTGCGATGACCCTTCCCACCGAGGTCAGGTTGATGTCCGTTGAAGAGGCCACGGTCTCGAGGGTGACGTGTGCGGTGGTGCTCTTGATGTCGATGTTATCCGCCGCGGTCAGCCTGATGTCGTCGCCAGAAGTGAGGTCGATGTCGGCAGAGCTTCCGGTCGCCGTGAGCAGTATGTCCCCTCCCGATGCCGGGGAGAGGCTGAGGTTTCCGCTCTGTCCTGTTGCGATTGTTGTGTGGCTGGCGTTTGCCACGTCGAGTGTCGCAAAGCTATCGGCGTCGTACGACAACTTGAGCTGGGTGGCGGCCCTGAGGATCTCGAGCGGGAAGCTGGGGTCCACGCCGATCCCGACATTCCCTGATCCGTCTACGATGAAGGCCGTGGTGTCGACCTGAATCGAGTCGCCAGTCCCGTTGTTTGTGATCTCCAGACCGGTCCCGGTCCCCGCAGGAACGATGGCTCCGAGCCCGTAGGTATTGGTTGCCGGGTTCGCCAGTACCGACCCGGCAACATCGAGAGACACTCCGGGCGCGTCCTTGTTGATGCCAACCCTGCTGTTGGCAACGTCGACAACCAGCCCGGTTGTGCCGCCGCTAGACTGGACCCGGAAGAAGGACGCGACATCCGCCACGGAGTCGGCACCCTTGAAGGTGAAGCCTCCGTCCGTCTCCCCGGTGTTCACGTTGGACTCAAGCTGCACGTTCCCGGCAGAGGTGATCGTGATGTCCAGAAACGTGTTGCCGTCAAACTGGATTCGCATCTGCTGGTCCGTAGGGGCACCAGCCGTAAGCGTTCCGACCCCGTTGACCATCGCCTGTGTGAAGAGGTCTTGGGAGTAAATCTTGTGGGTGTCGAACGGGGTGGCCGACCTCTGGACGATCAGGTAGTCGCTGAGCGTGTGGGTTGTTAGGGGGTTCAGGTCTTTTATTTGTTTTGACGTTGCCATTTATTCGCCCTCGTAATCCGCTTTGATGAATGCACTGGCGTCACTCGGATCGATGGGTGAGCACACAATGTATGCACCGTTCTCGTCGGTAATCAGTACCGTCGAGGACGCGGAAGAGTAGTCTCCGATGATGTAGTCTTTGACCTGACCGTCTATCTTCACCTTGGCAACCAAGTCGCCCCTGTTGTGCGGGGGGAGCGTGCCGTCTGCCAGCCAGATAACCACCTTCCCCTCGTCCGGATCTGCCGGGTCCGTGACGGGAGACAGGGTGACTGACCCGTCGATGTCCAGAGCCGTGTCCGGTTCGTTGACGCCGATGCCGAGCTTCTGGATTGTTCCGTGGTTTCCGGCCCAAAAGTTTTGCGCACGCCTATTCCTTCCAAATTGGCCGACGATTCTTGGGTGCTGGCGTTGAGTCATAGCGACCTGCTCGACTGTCGGCCTACCGGGTGGTACTGGATGGCAATTGTCTCAAACGCCCACCTGTCGGATGGCGAGGCGTCTCCAAGCAGCTTGAGGTAAAAAGCGTCGCCAACCGCCCGCATCCGGTCCACGCTTTTGCCTACCTTTTCCCCGTCGATTGTAGTGACAGACCAGTCTCCTGTCCCCACCTGACCTCTGGTCGTGCCAGACGTGTCCGTGGAAAGGATGACGTCCGTGGGCAAGGCGGCCTCGGCAGAAGAACCGGCGTGCAATGCCCACTTCACCGTCCCCGAGTCCAACGCAATCTTCGACTGCACCTCGTCCACCACAACCTTGCCAGCAGAAGGGGACAGCGGTCCCAGATAAACGTGGCTTGATATGTCCTGATTCCCGGTGTCGGTCTGGTCCCTTGCTTGGCTCGGATCGAAGTAGTACACGTTCCCGTCGCGACCGCCGAGCAGGACTTCCCTGTCCCCCGAGGCGTCTCCGTCGTACACGGTGATGTTTGCGGTGTTGTGGGCGATGTGGGAAAACTTGTCGGGCCACCAAGACCCACTCCTTGCGTCGTAGAAGTAGCAGTCCTCGGCTGATGTCGTGTCGTTCTTGGTCAGGGTCAGGTGGATGCCCATCTCCTTCTCGTTCCACTCCATCCTGACGATGGTGTTGGACAGGTCGATGTCCCTGAGCCGCTTGTCGATAACCCCGGTGGTTATTCTCTCCGGAATCGAGCGGGGGAGCATCCTGTAAACACCCCCGGTGCTCCCGAAGAAGTAGGCGATGCCGAGGGAGTCGATACACCAAGCCCGGCCCCACGCGCCGCCAGCCTTATCTGACACCAAGTCCCACCGGCCTCCGGACATCGGGTCTCCTGAGAGCTGCCAGATGCTCTTGTCCCCGAGAAACAGCAGGACGTCGTCTGTAAGCGGGATCATCCCCCGGACGATGTCAGGCATTTCCCCTGCATCCGAGACGTGGCCAGCCGTTGCCGTGTACTCGTTGACGATGGTCGGGAAGTACTGCCAGTTATCGGACGTCCCGGTGGATGTCATAAACCAGTTGTGCGGCTCGTTGGGCAGGCCGGACATTACGATTCTGCCACGCCACTTCTCGATCAGGTTCGGGAAGTATCCTCCGGAGTCAACCGGGAACGAGCTTCCCGAGATGTTGCTGTTGGAGGACCACCCCTTCACCTTGTTGTCGAAGAAGTCGTAGTACTTCTTGTTGAACCCGTCTACGAAAAAGGCTCCGTAGACAGGAAGCTCTCGGGGCTTGCGGACTCCGGACGCAATGGCGTCTTCCGTGTGGGCAGCCTCCGTACCAAGCACTGTTCCGTAAAACGGAATGCCGAAGATTACCGGCGAGGAGTGCTCGAGTGCATTGGTCCCGGCAGAGACGTCCACCCAGTTTCTCTTGGACGTGTCGTCGTGCATTTGCATGACGCGAACAGTTCCCTCGCCGACGCCAACCAAGTACGACTGCCGGGCGGTAGACTTCTCCCCGAAGTCCAAGTCGAACACGGAGAACACCGCGACCGCCCTGTCTGCGCCAGACCTGTTGGTGTCGGAGGCCTGAGAGTCGCTCACCGTGTACGTCTTGTTGCTCGAGTTCCCGTCTGTGCCCGTTACGCTGTCCCAGTCGTTGTCCGAGACCAGATACTCCGCGTACACGTTGGTGGTCGTTGCCGTTGTGACGACGGTCGAGGATGACAGCCTGAACAGGTGGAACTCCCCGTCCCCCTTGGCCCTGATGCAGGACCAGTCGCTGACACCAGAGACGAGTCTGGATTGAGACTTGGTCGGGGCGAGAATGTTTCCGTTTCCGGGGTCAAGCAGGCAGACCTCGCAGCCCACCCCGGAAAACAGCCCGGTTGCGCCTCTCGTCCCTGCGACTCCGAGCCTGTCCGTTCGGTGGCAGTAAGACAGCGACGACAGCGTGTTTGTTGCCGTCTTCTTGCCGCTGGTGGCGAAGGAGGCGTCCAGACCCGAGAAGTCCCGGTGGACCTTCGAGACGTAGTACGTCGAGTCCATCTTGTAGCAGATGAAGGTGCCGCCCCTGTTGTCCATCTCAAGCTCGTAGCGAGAGGACGTTGAGCCTGTCGTGTCCACGGTTACGGTTGTTGGCGGGTCGGATATGGCCTGTATCCCGAGCCGCCAGCACTTTACCGTGACCGACCCCGCCGATCCGGCGGTTATGACGAGCCTGTCTTGCCCGACTGCCAAAAGGTTGTTTGTCAGGGAGTGGTCGTCGCCGTTGCCGCTGGCAAACGAGGAGGACTTGGCCTCCAGAAGCGTCAGGTCGTCCTTGATCTTCAGGACGCAGTTCGACTCGGTTCCGGACGTGATTATCGCCCCGGTGGCCCCGGTGAACGTGCCCTTGATGAACAGGTAGAGGCTCCCGCTGTAGTGGCCCATCCCGATGACGTATCGGTGGGTGGCGTTGTAGTCGCTGGTGTCGATGTAGCCAAGCTTGACCGCCGAGATGTTTCCGGACCCGGAGTAGTGTGCCGACTTGTGCAGGTAGACCCAGTACTTGCCGCTGTCCGCTGTCTTGTCCACAGTGGCCGTGTACAGGTCGCTGTTCCTGCCGTAGACCGACATCTGGATCGCACCGTCGAAGGTGGACGGGGTTTGGGTGTCCAGCAGCGTCGACAGGTGGCGGGGGGTCTTTGTGCTGTTCAGGCCGGGGAAGTCCTCAAAGACTTCGACCTTCGACTCGCTGCTGCTGTTGATCGACATGGCAACCGCCTTGTCGCCGACAGACTTCGATACGTCCGTCCCGGTGAGCTGCACAAGGCTCTGGAAGGCCTTGGGGTTCGTCCCCGCAGAGTTGGTCAGGGAGAACTTGCTCGCAACGTATTTCTTCAGGCCGGGACGCTGGCCTCCCCGCAGCCTTCCCGACTTGGCGTCGTAGGCGCGTACGTTCAGGGCAGACACAGTTGTGCCGGGCTCCTGAGACTCAAACGAGTAGTTCTCGCTAAGCCCGCCTACAGGAAATCCGAATCCTTGGACCTGACGTGGAGGCATCAGCGTCCTCCTTGCCGGGTGTTACGTTGCTTCGGCCCAACTGGCCGTCGTCTCGCTGTCGTTGTTCACATACAGTTTTGCGTTCGCTGTGTCGATGAACAGGCAGCCCTTGGAGAACCCAGCCTCGCCTTCGCGGGTCAAGGACGGGTTTTCAGCGGAGGCGACGATAAGGGAGTTTCCGATCTCGTCGGAAGCAATGATGCCGGTCGCGTCCTGAACGGTGTGTCGTTGACTCATCTTGTTCTCCTACACTCTCGAATCTGATTTTGGGAAGATGCCTCCGGTGATTAACGATCCGCCAATCACCAGCTCGCCAACACCCGGCCCGACTTCGATTGGGAGCAACTGAGGCGTCACCGTAACAGCGTCCCCCGAGTCCACTTTGATAGTGACGTCGGACCCTGCGTTTATGGCGATGGTGTATGAGCGGGTTTCGTCGAGGTCAAACGTGCCGCCGTCCGACGGGATGGTTTTCGAAGCGTTGATCTCAGCCATGACTTTCCTCAGTCAATGAATGTTCCGTCAATGTCCTTGTGGCGAACCTTGTCGTTCGACACCATCCTGCCTCCGAACATGCTGACCCCATCCGAGTTGTCTGAGTTGTACCCGAGATTTTCGGGCCGGTTTGTTCTGGAGTCAACCTCGATTGAGGCCGCCAAGCATTCCATGAATCGAGTGTAGTGCGAGCCGCGTTCGTTGTCGAGCTTTTGCTCAGCAGCAGCAAGGCACGCACTCAGGATCGTCTCGGAGTGATCGCTCGCTCCGTAGGGGTGCTTGTTTGTCTGGGTGACGTCGTGGCTCGGCCTGACCCTGTAGCGGTAGGAAACCACAACCGCGCTCGAGATTGACGGCCAGAACTGGATGACCTGCCTGCTCCCGATGGAGTCCGTGTCCGATTGCGCATTGGGCTTGATCGCGGCGTAATACGGGTCGACCGTGGAGGTTGTCGAATAGTCCTTCTGCCGCATTGCCCTGATGCGGTTCTCTCCCACGATCTTGACCGTGTGCCAAGACTTGTCCTTCTCCGCAAAGGTGATGTCGCCCATCACCCTGCCGAAGTCGTCCGGCATGTCGTAGTCGTCTTGGTGAATCTTGTACGTTGTGGCGGCAATGCTCGCGCTGGGCTTGTCGCTGGCATCCAAGGTGATTCGGTACTGCCCGCTCGTTTCGATTGTTTCGATTGGGTAGTTGATACCGTCAATCTCGAACATCCCCTTGTCGGCCCACGTCAGGCCGCTCCAGTCGGCAGGGGAGACCGGGGTGGCTTGGTTCGTGCCACTGTCGTACGAGGCTGTCCCCGTAGAGTAGGACTCCTGAAGGGTCATGCTGGTGATTGGCTTCAGGAAGCTCCAGTCGTGCATGTGCTGCCCGAGTGGGGGCGGGCTGTAGAACTGCCTGAGCCCAGACTCGATTACACGGGTGATGACGTCCGCCTTGTGGGCTGTTGACGCCGTGCCGCTTCCGCCGTACAGGAACTCGGACACCTCCTTGCGGAGATCCCCGAAGTTCAGGGTGAATGTTGATTCTGCCATGCTCTTGCCGAAGAGAAGAGAAAGCGGGGCGAGAGACGGAGGAGTCTATCTCTCGCCCCGCTGGCGAAAGGGAGGCGAGTCCCTTGGGGCTTCAGCTAGTCAACGACGCCAGCGGCGAAGAACGGACCCAGCTTCAGGGTGCGAACCGCTGCCGATTGGTTGACAACACAGGCCACGGCGTAGGCCGGGTCGATGTTGCCAGCAATGCTCACCTTCTTGAGGAGAACATCGTCGAGGAAGAGACTGACCTCGCCGTCGCCCTTGCCGACCAACCCGATCTTGTAGTCGGTATTGATGACAAGAGCTTTGCCGGTGCTGGTCAGAACGGCAGCATCAGTGTCGTTCCGGACAGCAATCTGGAGCAGATCGCCATTGGCGCGGTCGATGAACACGCCAAGGGAACTTGCCAAGATCGCGGCCCCTGCGTCAGCGTCCGCGATGGGCGCGGTGCGACTGGACGAAAAGCCGATGAAGGTACCGGCCACGCTATTGTCAACCGTGTCCACCCGGAGCTTGCACTCAAGGGCAAACCGGCCACGGATGTCCATCTTGAGGGCACTGCCGAGAGCCGCCACGTTCGTCGCCGAGCTTCCGCTCGTCAGCAGGATGTCTTCGCTGGACACGGAGAGTGCCCCGGCAGTTTCGAGCGGGCTTTCGGCGAGATCAACGCCGTCCTGAAGTCGCACATGTACCATGTCTCCGCTGAGACCGGCCATCGCGCTACGAACGGGGAAGTTGCCGAAGACGACTGGCGACAATCGACCAGCCTTGATGATTCCCTTGTGCGGTACGTTTGAACCCATGATTTCACTCTTTCTTTGATGCTGCCAGTCTCAAAAGAGCCCCCCACCCCGCGTGGCAGCGATTGCTGGGGCGGGGGGCTACTGGACACTTTACAAGCGATTGTCAGTCAATCACTTAGACCTTGTGGAGGACGAAGTTACGCCGACGATCCACGCACAAGAAGTTGTACGTGCAGTCGATGTACTGCGTCAAAACGCGGTGATGGAGCGGGTGCGGAGCAACCTTGGTCTCCTTCATGTATTCCCCGGAGAGGAACACAGGCTTGAAGACCTTCCAGTTGATGCCGTACACGCGCTCTTCATCGACGTTGCTTTGATCCAGATCGAGGAACGGAACCCACACAACCGGAGTACGGCGGAAGGTCGTCATACCGTCCTTGCTGGCGACATCGTTTCCGAGATTCTGGTTCTGAGCTTCCAGAATTTCTTCCATCTTGCCGATAACGTCGTAGGGGGCGTAGTAGGCGTAGTCGCCACCCACGTTCGAAAACGGGCCGTCCACAGGCGGACGGAAGTCGGTCTTGACCGAAGCTTCCCGCCACAAGCGGATCAGATCGCTCTTCGAAATCTTCGAAAACGTCCCCGTGTAATTCTTGAATTTCGGGTACGTCGTCGGGTTGACGTTTCCGACCAAGGTGTGGCCGGAAGGCGCACCGCCGTTGAACCCCTTGGCGGCGTCCTTGACGATCCAGTAGTTGATGCCATAAGGCTTCAACTTGTCGTTCGCTCCGGGGGGGTTGCCCCAGAAGTTCTTCTCCATCAGGTCCGCGAGATCCGTCAGGGAGTCGACGCGACTGGTTTGGAGAAGGTTGACCAACCGGGCCGGTTCACGGTTCATCGCAACGATCCGTTCCTCGATGGCCCAGTGAGTCTCACTGTGACGCCAAGGAATGTTGCCGCGAATCTGCGTGTCGGCGGTTGTCGGGTTGTCCTCTTCGTTCAGCTTGACGTTGCGAGCAGCGTTGTTGCTGGCGACGCGCAGGTTGAACTGGTGTCCGTAGCCCGAGCCGAACTCGACGCGGTTCTTCCGGAGCAACTGAGGCATCGCCGTGTGACGCTGCAAGTCCACAACGATATCGGTCCAAGACACTTTGTCGAGATGACGGAGAGTCGTCTCAATCAGGTCTTGATAGCCTTCTGCATCATAAGCCATCTTGATAGCCCTTTTCTTTTAGGACTACCGCTTCCCGTTTTCCTTGAACCAGTCGGCAGCCGCCTGAATTGCGGCTTCGGTAGAGGTTTTGCCCGAGGCTGAGTCCGATGTTGGCGCAGCTACGGATTGACCCCTCTGCCGTCGACTTTTCGAAGCGGCAGTCTTGAGTGCTTCTTTACCAATTTGATCGGTGAAAGTTGCCGGAAAGGCCTCTTCCACCAGCTTCTCGATCGAGGGGACGTCTTCACCCTGCGCCGAGTACCCATGACCCAAGCGAGCTACTGCTTGCGCGAGTTTCATGCGGTTATTGGAATGCTGGCTGCCGACTTCGTCAAAGCCGCCTCTTCCGAATATGGACTCGTCGAGCTGGTTCACAGCACCTTCGAAATCCATGACATTTTGCTCGGCGTTTTGCCGGGCAACGATCTCTTGGGAGAACTGGTTTTGGGACATCAGTTCGCCCACTCGCTTTTCCAGAGCGTCGAAACGACGGTTCGATTGATCCGCCAAGTCAACGATTTCCGGGTCGTATTCAGCCGGGTCGGAAAACTGGAAGGCCGAGACTGGGTCATCGACTTCCGCCTCTTCACCAACTGGTTGTGTATTCTGCCCTTCGGTAGCAGACCGTGCAATAGCTTCAAGCCTTCCGAGTGCTCCCTCGAACACCTCGGACGTGCCAAAGCCGTCCACCTGCTCCGGAGTCAGGCCGAATTTCGCCCCAACAGCGTAGTGCTGGTCCGAGAACTCTTCCTCTGACTCAAGCTCAACCTCCTCCTCGGTCTCGCCGGTCGGGTACTCGGGTTCTTCCTCCAAGTACTCCTCTTCTGTGATTTCTGTCGTTTCCAATTCCTGCTCTTCAGGCATTTCGGCCTCCCTTGTCTAGAACCAGCTTAACATTTTCTTCAAAGTCCGCTTCCTCTTCCGCTCGAACTTATTCTCCCCGAACATCGAGGCCGCTACGTCTTGGAAGGACCGACGTTCCCCCTGCCCTTCCAAGCGGATGTCTCTCCTGCTGGAAGACTGAGGGGTCTGAGGCGTCTTCTGGGCCGCCTGAGACTCGTGCATCTTCTGCGTCGTCTGGGCCTTGAGTTTCAGTTGAGCCTTTCTGGCCATCCGGCCAAACATTCCGCCAGACCCGCTCAGGGTGGAAAGAATGTCTCGAATGACGCTGCTTCCTCTGGTGGCGTCGCTGAAGTTGTCCATCTTCCTGCCGGGGCGAAGCCTGCTGACCATCTGGTGGAGCTTCTTGTAGTTGGAGCCCTTGAACTTGAATCCACTCCCCATGTTCAGACCGATCACGATAGATCCCTTCCGGGCCTAGCCCAGCACCCCGTCCTTGTTGTGCATTCCGATCAGGCCCAAGTAGTTTGCTTGGTGACGCATGGAGGTGAAGTGAGGCCTCCCATGCTTGTCGAAATACGTCGGCACACCGTTTTTCTTGGCGTGCTCCTCGGCAGCCTTGATGTCCTTTGGGTGTACGGCAGACCCCTCGCAGAAGTGGCCTTCCCACTCACGATTGATAAACGAAGGGTCGTTTTCTGTAAAGTCGATTCCCGCCCCCTTGCGATTTGAGAACTCCTCGGGGGACAACTCGACACCGTTGACCTTGTACTTTACCTTCACGAACACACCTCGGTTGGCTTACGACATCTGCCTCGCAGCACCTTCCTTCTCAGACTGCTGCGAGTTTCCGCCGAGCATCTGGTTGACCAATACCTGCTCCGCACCCTGACGGGTCGCACCGGGCCTCGAGACCCTCTCGTTGGTCCTGTGGGTTACGGAGGGCTTGCCCGGCCCCTCCGATGGCGGAGCACCGATAGATTCCGGACGGTTGACGTAGGTGATGATGTCCGCGAGTTCCGGAAGATCCGCGTACTCGCTGTAAAGGGACATCAGTGCCCCCAAGTCCAGACCCATTCCCTGCTGCTGGAGCAGGGGGAGGGACGGCATCAGCACCCCGTTGACAATTCCGTTCAGCGTCTGCAAACGCTCGCCCGGAGATTTGAATTGCATCGAGTACGGTTCGATGTTCAGCATCATGTCGTAGTAGGCAGCGTTGTTCCGCTCCTCAGCCGTAAGCTCGGATTGGATCGCTTCCATGCCCGGAGGCTGGATGGAGGCCGGGTAGGACTCCAGCGGCTCCTGCCACAGGTAGAACCCCCAGTCAGTCAGAACCCGGCTGACGAACAGGGACACGGCGTCCTGCATTCCGGAGATCCTTTGGTTGGCCGACGCGAACATCAGCCTGTCCTGACCTACCGTCTCCGATTGCGGGCCAAGGCCGCCCAGAGCGTCCAAGTTCCCGCTCAGCCAAGAAAACATCTCCTTGGACTGGAGCATGAAAGCGAACGTGTTCTGGTCAATGCCACCCATCGCGACCTCTTCGATGGGCAGTCCGCCGTTGATCGGCACAACTTCCCCGTCAGAGGCCATGCGGAGCCTTTCGGCGTCCTCCGTATCCACGCCCCTAGCCAACCCGACAGTCTTCTGGCGTGAAGCCTGACGTTCCAGCTTGCGGTACATGGAGTTGACGATCCTGTGCAGCCCCTGCCACAACATCGCCGGGGCCAAGGGCATCGAGTTGCCGTCTACCTCGTTGAAGAACAGCAAGTGGAAAGGCCCCTGCTCGGGACCGTCCCACTCGACGACCCTGAGCGGTTTGGCATCCTCATTTGGGCCAAGTGTCACAAGCAGGCGGCTCTTGGGGAGCCACATCTCCCACAACTCGACCTTCGGGTCGTATTCGTCTTCGTGGTAATTGCTCTGGGCGGAGATCGAGGAGATGCTCTCGTCGCCGCCGGGGTTGAACAGGGATGCGTCCATCTTCTGCAAGCGTTCCCGCTCCTTCTTGTCGAAGTCGGGGTTCTCGCGGGCCTCGCTCAACGACATGCGGTAGCGGTGGCCCATGAAGGAGCACTCCTCCATCGACAGGGCAGACATGTCATGCACCCAGTCGTCCAACAGGATCTGCTTGGCAAAAGGAACCGTCTTGTCAATCTCAACACCATCCACCTCGAAGGAGCCGACGTACTTTCGACCGATCTTCACGATCCCAATCGAGAACAGGGCGGATTTCACCGCGCGGGCCATCTCCCGGTGGATCGAGGTGTTTTCCAGCAGGGCGTTCATCACCGACTCGAGCTTGGCAGCGGTCGGCTTCAGCTTGCCCATGCGAGTCAGGATGTTCACCCTCGGGGGTCGCGCAATCAACTGCCTCTCGTAGATGTTGACCGCGATCTCCATCAGGTTGACGTGTACCGGTCTCTCCGCACCGTTGTCCGAGTAGTACACACCGACATACTGCTCCATCGCCTCCTTGTGCCGCCTGCGAAACGGCTCCAACTGGAAGCGGGAGTTTTCCATCGCCCTGCGTAGGCGGGCCAAGTCTGCGGGGTCGTATGGGTTTGGCATCAGATATCGTCCCGTTCGGTGGGGCCGTGATAGTTCTGGAAATGCTCGGTCTCTTCCTCGCCCATGAAGTCGGGTTGCCACACCTTCCGGAAGTTATGGTGAAAGCGGAACACGGCGACTTCAGAGGTAAGCAGATCGATCAAGACCTTCTCCTCGGGAGTCTTGCTCCCGACCAGATTACCAACTTTCGATGTACTCACGTTCCTCCTCCTTGCGGTTGCGGCGTCTCCACGCCAAGGACATCAGGGGCGGACCCTGAACCTCTCGTTTCGGCTTCTGGATGCTCCTGTGGAGAAGCTTGGAGCAGAGCGCGTCTGCGATAACAATATCGCCATGATTATCTCCCCGGTCGCTTGGGTCAATCGAGTTCGTTGAACCCCCGTGCTCGATGCGACCGTTGGAGAGATAGACAAACTCGGCTGCCTGCCTCAAGGCTCTCGAGGAGGGGTTGATGAACTTCTTTGTGACCAGCGCGTTCCGGTAGTCGTTCAGGAGATCCTTCTTTCCATCCCCGGTCGAGAACCACCCCGGCTTGTCGGTCTGACGCTTCCTCAGGCTCCTGTCGTCCGTCATGTAATACACGTTGCCGAAACGCAGGTCGTCGATGACTGTCTTGCCGAACGTGCGGCCCGGACCGGTCGCTTCCCAGATCAGGTGGGCAGGCCTCCCGCCCGGACCAGAGAACATCCGGCAGACGGCAACAGCCAACTCGGCGAACCTGTTGGCCGAGAGCTGGTTTGTGCAGAGTTCGGCGACCTTCTCCCCGGACATGCGGTCCCCGACGCAGATGGCTGAATCAGAGGCCCCGGTTCCCTGAGAGATATCGCACCCCACAACGTAGTCCCGGTCGGCGGGAGGGCTTCCGCCCTCATCCAGATCACACCACACCAGCAGGTTCCCACTGTCATCCTCGGTGTACACCCCGTCTCCGTTCGTATCGGCAAACATCGTTCCGACATGTTTCGGGTTCAGCCCAAAGTCGGACACCAACTGCTCGAGGATGTCCGGCGGGAAGAAGGGGTAGTTACTGCCGAGGTAATCGATGTCGAGCTGGGTAGCTATCTCGACGGGGTGGGCTCGCCTGACACACTCCCCGTCGTACCAAGGTGATCGGGGCTTCCCTTTCTCGTCCTCGTACAGGCCCGCCCCTTTCTCGGGGTGAAGCGGCCAGTGCAGCCTGAGCCTAGGGGTTCCCTTCTCTCTTTGAGCGAAGAAGGCGTTTGCAGTGCCGCATGGGGTGCTGTTGAAGATTCGACAGTTTGAAGTGTCTGCGGTAGCCGAGAGCGTGTCCCATCCTCCCCCATCGAAAGCAGCGAACTCGTCGATCAGCATTGCACCCCTTCTTCCGCCACGCCCAATGTTGTCGTTGGTGGACTCGCCTTCGATCTTCGAGCCATTGTCCAAGTTGATGAGCTTGAGCTTGTTTCGAGTCAGTGCGGGTCTCATCCACGCCGGGGTTCCCTTGAGGAGAAAGTCTATGTGACCGAAGAGTGAGTCTCCCGAGCCGTCCACCAAGGACTCCTTCCGAGACACCATCAGGTAGCTCTGCATCGGGCGGAACATCCAGCCCCAGAAGAACAGGGTGAGGCACATCCAGCTCGCGCCCATGTCCCGGCTCTTCTCGATGAGGATGTCTCTGCCCTTGAAGGAAGAGCCGTCTTCTTCGAGGTGAGGAAGTGATTCTTCGAGGCAAAGAAGAGCGTTGTCTTGGAACCCGTAGGTGATGAACGGGATCTTGGGGTTTGGCTTTCTGGGATCGTAGGTCCAGCAGAAGGCGTTGACGAAGTAGAGGATGTCGGCAGCGCAGGCCTGCCACACGGTCTTCCGCAGTTCCGGGTCGCTACCCGTGGCCTCCAGCAAGTTCTTCCTGAAGCTCAGGTTCTCCGAAACCGTCTTCGGGATCTGGCTGTACAAGGGAAGACTTTGCGAGCATTTTTGCGATTTCAGTAGCGGAGCGGGCGGCATCTTCTGCGTACTCCCTGAGAACCTTGTCTTCGTCCTGCTGTCGACCAACCATCTGCATCCACTCGACGTAGAAGCTCTTGGGGTCGCTGCGGGCGAACTGGAGCAGACCCCAAGCACCACAGGACGGAGCGTCTTCCGCACCGGCACTCGGGTGAGCGATGTTCTCGTAAACCCACTGGTAATCCTCTCTCAGGGTGGACGACTTCCCCTTGAAGACATCCACGGACACATCGGAAGGCTCGCCCCCCCCGGCTTCCGGGCCGGAGGGAGGAACTGCCGGGGAAGCGGCGGAGGAGGCGGAGCCAAACTCCGATGTCGCGATCACATACGACTCTGACTTGGAGAGCCCCGTCGACTCCAGCTCAAGCCTTCGTCTCTTGAACTCCTTGAAACGGCCTTCCCGCTTCAGGGTGGATGCAAAGTCGTTGGCGTCGCTCACTTCAAGTCCTCGATTGGCAGATTCTTCCAAGGCTCGGAACCGGGCATCTTGACGGTCTCGTCCATAGCCCAGTCCACCTTGACTCGTCTTGCCCAGTTTCGCATCCGGCGAACCGGAACGTACAGCGAGAAGCCCTCTCCGGCCCCCCGAACCAACATCCCGACGTACAGGCCGGTTGCAGCGTCGTAGATGCCGCCTCCGGAGCTTCCGGGGAACGAGGTGGCGTTTGTTTGGTCGTAGATCGTCTTGTTGATAAGGCGACCTCTCTGAGACACGATTCCGTCCGTCAAGCTGTTGCTTCCCATTTCCCCGAGCAGGGAGCCGACGTGGTAGAGCTTCGTACCGAGCTTGGGAGGCTTGTCAGCCTTGTAGAACTTCGTCCCCGAGGAGAATTGGCCCTTGGCCCGAACTCGCAGAAGGGCCAGATCCTCTCCCGTGTCGGCGTGAGAGTACTTGATGACCTCCGCGTCCAACTCGTACCTTCCAACCGTCCTGCCGTCCTCGATCAACGTCTTGATGACCTTGGCATCGTCGAACTCGACAATCGTACGCTTCACACCCGTCTTGGGGTCGACGGCAGTCCGCTCTTTCCGAAGACCGGCAATGACGTGGGCAGCCGTCCAAACAAAGCTGTGCTTCTCCCGCTTGAAGATGACCCCGCTGCCCGTCGAGAAGTTCGACTTGATCGTGACGGAGATGTTCTGGAGGTGAGGGACAACCTCGGGCTCAGCCGCCGGAGCCGGGCTTGTCAGTAGCAACGCCGCGATTGCGAGTGCGAAGAGCTTCATCTTTCCGCTTCCTTGGAAGGTGGTGGATGGAGTCGAGAATGTCCTCTCGACGCGCTACATGCTCACAATGCGTACACCAAACAACGCAACCGGCAGTCAGTGCGGAATTGACAACAACCAACGCGCTCAAGATAAACGTCCCGTTACCGTACGAACATATCACCGCGCAAGAGATCAAGGCAACAGCCACGCACGACATGACCGCAATCCCAGACAACGCCATCAGCAGACGACGGACCAAACGCATGTTGCATCCCGTAATATTTTTGGGAAGGGACTCCGGCCAACTGTAACCGACCGGGGGGTCCGGTTCCTTTTTGGCGTAGCTGCGTGCAAGGGATAAGAG